TGTCCGAGCGTGTTCGAGTCGCCATATGTTCGCCGCAGGTGCGTCTTTGTAGTGGTCAAATGCGGGTATTCCCGCAGTCCAATGCAATATCTTTGCGCCCATTACTTCTTGCCCCTCATCAACCAATCGGTTCCATTCGTTAGGCGCTGGCTCAATTTCTGCGTCAGCCAAAAATTTAAACTGCAACAAGTCGAGCATATCCCAAGTGTTAATGGATTCGGGTGTCACGGCTTGCCACGCTGGGTGTTCGCAGTTAATCAGCATCAGGCTCGCCCAGTTCTTGCGTTCGTAATCAAGGTTAGGACTTTCCATCTCTGTGCCGATGTATTTAACCTTGTTTCGGGTCTTGTACTGGTGTTGTATAACTGCAACAGCACCGGTTACACCTTGAAGCTGTGCGTTCAGTTGTGCCAAGTCAGCGGTACAAACCATGTCGGCGGCATCGGCAAAAACAGCTTTGCCTTTGTATCCGCAAAGATAAGGTACTAAAAACCTAGAAGCGGTAAAGGCATTACTCCCTTGCTGTGCGTTGTTTACTTTGAGTGGGCTAAAAGTGACAGGTATAGACGCTTTGTGTAAACAACTCGCCACAAAGACATGGAACCCAATTGCCTCACGCTCATCGAAGCCGCAAAACATTCTTAACATTGTTCCAACTCCCTGCGTTCAAAAGTATTAAGTACGCTGTCGCGTGTGGCGTTGTAGACGGTAACGCCTTCGCTCTTTAGGTCAGCGGCTAGTTCTACAAAGTTTCTGCACCATCGTTGCATAATTGCGTCGGTTGGTCCTTGCTCGGGTCGGTGATACGGGTGATGGCCAAAGAAATGCGTTTTACCTGCCTCACGTTTCATGTCAAAACCAAGCAAAATTATCGAATTTGCACCGAGTAAGTATGCAAGATTGATAGCTTGGTAGCCCGAGTTGTTTCCAAAATGGATTTTTTCCCGTCCTAAGCCTGACATTGATTCGCCCGCTTGTAAGTGCAATTTGTACTTTCTTGCGCTTGTAAGGGATTGCGTCCACAGCTCGCCTGCAAAATCACGGCGCAACTCGCCCATGTATCTATCCCACCAATGTGGGTCGCAAGCGTACATAATGTCTGCGTTCGGTAGCCATCGCCATGCGTCTTTGACTGCGATTATTCGCTGTTCTTTCTGCGCCGCCCGCGCCTGAATGGTGTTGCAATCGTCTCGGGTAAGGCTTGGACCGGTTGCGACAACGTAGACGGTTCGTCCCCACCAAGGCTTTCCGGTTCTGTCTTGGGGTACTCTCTGACAACCGCCTGTGGAGGGTTTAGAAAATCAACCAATCCTAAGCCAGCCAAGTACTCTGCCAATGGCTTAATGATGCGTAGTCTTTGCTTGCGAGATACGCTTCCAGTCTTAGGATTTTCAAAATGCACCCTAGCGATAACGTCGATCAATTCCATATCGGTTTCCAAAAAAACAATGGGGCTTAGCAGTTTTTACACCACTAAGCCCCAAGTTTACAACATAGACAATTTAGAACGAGCCGCTAACAAAAGCTGCGGGACGATACACAGTCAGAGCCAAACGTTCTTCAGCCAACAAGGTTGCCATGTTCTTCACGAAGTTATTGCCATCCTCGAAAGAGATTTGCACTGCGGCATCCATTCTGTCCCAAACCTGAGCACCCATTGCCATTGCGCCAACCAAGAAAGTACCGGAAGCAATAGAGTTGGTAGGAATAACACGCTTGCCCCAAATCTGAGGACCAGCCATTGCGACAGGGTTGCTCCAAACGTACTGGTTGTCAGTAGCCTTCAGCAACTCAATTTCTTCCCAATCGGCAGGGTTCAACACAATCGTGTCAGCCATGAACTCAGACAATTGAGCCTGAGTAATAGCGCGACGCAATGTGTCTAGTTTGGTGTCGCCAGTCACAGCACGGTTATAAGCCGTGAAGTTACCCGACTTCAACAAACCACCAATGTTGCCTGACAAGCCTGAACCGTTCAACAACTGATCTTCTTCTTCGAGCTTAAGACCAAACAACAAACGGCTGTTAACGTAGCTTTCCAACTGTGGGCTGTCATCAAGCACTTGGCGTGAGACAGGAATCCAGTGAGCCAAAGTCACTACGGGGGCGTTCTCAAGCGTGAAGGTAATGCCTGACTCAGGCTTGGTCACGTTCTCGAATGCTGGTGAATCGTATTGAGGACCAGCGTTGTCGGTGAACACGTTTTCTTTCGTGAACTCAATCAAGTTAGAGGCAGTGCGACCAACTGGCAAAACGTCACGAATCGTAAGCAAACGATCTGGGTTTTTGATAATGCCGGTCAAACGGTCAGAAGGAACCAAAGGCTGGTTCTGTCCGGTGGCGTTGATAATAGCGGCTTTCAACTCAACCCGTGCAAACTTTGAACGACCTTCGGCCATTGCTTTGAAGCTGTCGCTTTTGACGAGCATCTCACCAGCGGTGTCATCTGATGCTTGTTTAGCACCACTGAAACCTTCAGCCACGCGGCGCTCAATCTCTAGGCACTTGTCTGACAAGCCTGCTGATTGATCGGACAATTTTTCCAAAGCCGCTTTGGTTTCAACAGAAACGCTACGGGCGACTTCGATTTCGCCGTTGGCTTTTTCCATCCATGACTTTAGTTCACGGTGCTTTTCTAGCAATGTGCCTTGCACTTCTGCAAGGGCTTTAATTTCTGAAATTGAATCACTCATTTTAATCTCCTGAACGAGCAGTTAATAAATTTAAAGCAATCATTTGCTTTAATTCTTGCGGTAAGTCTACTTCCTTTTCGACTACTGGCTCGCCCAGAGTAAACAACCGCTTGCTTCGGCTTACCGTTGCCACCGCAAGCGTCTTAGAGAAACCCCCTACCTCTCGCAAGAAGTCCTCTAAATCCCTAATATTATTTATATTATCCAACGTAGACTTAACGCTTGTCAAATCAACCCTTGCATTTTCGTCCGCTGGATACGTCACAATAGAAACCTCTGGCAGTTCTTTAATGGATTTAATCAATCGCATTGTCTTGCCATCTTCTTCTGCCATCTCATAATCGCCAATCATAAAGCCAATCGACAAACCATCTAGCGTGCCGTGTTGCATCGCCGCCTTAACCATATCGGCTTGTGGGTTGCCTTTGGTAAATTCGCCGGTCATAAACAAACCGCGCTCATCTTCTTCCATGTATGTGTATTTACCAACAGGGATATCCCAAGACCGATGGTTAACAAACATTTTAGGCATACTAGAATTGCCGCGCTCAATCTCGTCAATTACGCTTTTGTACGCGCCCGCAATAATCGTGTCGTTGTAAGAATCTACACCACCAAAGGTGCTGGCGTAACCGGAAAAACTACCATTGGCCAACATTTTTAATTCAATATCGCCAATGCTGATATTCTTTCGTTGCATCATATCGCCACCTCTTTCCTAGATATTGGCTTCATTTTAACGAACATTTGCATTTAGTTGTTTAATTTCAACAATATGTTCTGCCATGCGCTGAATTGTTTGCGTTTGACCTGCTTGTTGACCCAACTGACCCAAAGGCGCTAAATTAACTTGCGCAGTCAATTCATCCGCGCCTTCAACTGGCGGTAAATTTTCAAGCTGCCGCCATTCATTTCTAGTCATTAAGCCGTTTTGAACCGCTTGCGCGCCTGTTTCTAGGCGGTCTTTAAGCGAACCGCGCAGAATTGCGTCTAAGCTAAATTCAACCGTGTAACGGCGACGTTGCGCTGAAGTTAAAACCCGTCTTTCTAACGCTTGCTCTAGTGATTCGAGCATTGGTCGTAATCGGAACTTATAAAACCCTTGGATAAGCTGGTCAATGCCAGTTCCCCAAGTGGTTGTCTTTTCAGTGTCGTTAATCATAGCGCTAGGAATGCCAAACCAACGGGCAATATCCTCGACACTAAACTTGCGGGTTTCTAACAACTGTACATCAGCCGGTGTCATGTTTAACGGCTCAAACTTTGCGCCTGCTTCTAACACTAGCAAATCGTCGTCGTTGCCTTCAACCAAACCTTTGTAATTTTTGCGAATGGCCGACCGTTGTTCTTCGGTTAACAGCTTATCAAGCATAAACACGCCTGGACGCTTAGCTGACTTACGGAAAATGTTGGCAGTATGATTTTGCGCGCCCACCGCGACGTTGATTGTTGAGCGCATATAGTCCAAACGACTCATGCCTACTACGCCGTTGCCTTTGTCACGCCAGTGAAACATAGAATCTGGCGCGTAAACCACGACTTTACCTTCATAGTAATACTTATAAATAATGGATTGGTCATCTAGCACTTCGACTTCTACCTGATCGGACGCTAGCGGAATCATAGAAATGACATCACCTGCTTTATTGCGAACCAATCGAGCGTAAGCATTACCACGCAAAATGTAATTCATTGTCAGGTATTGCCACATCTCCATCGGTGTATGACGGTTGTTTGGCGTTTCATGCAGCAATGTCCATAGCTGTGTGCCGCGCGCCAACTGTTTATGTCCGTCAACGCCTGACTCACGCTCGTAAACA